CGCATTTTACCAAGTGTTTCCATGTAACTAATTTCGTCGCCATAAACCAATGGTAACACATGCTGTGTCCAGAAAGCAAATGGTTTCAATGTTGTGAAGTTCCCATTTCCAATTCCATCATTTACCATAAAATTATCCTCCCTTAATCCCAAAGCTGAAAGAACAATTCTTCCAGTTCGTCAATAATTAACATATCAATATTCAGAAAAGTTTCCCTGAATCTTAATATCATGTCACTGTAACTTCCTGACCCCTGTTTACCCTGTACACTTTCCAGATAATCTTCTGTGTTATTGAAAGCCCGGTTTTCACTGGTATTACCTGTCGCATCTGAATTGAAGTCGTGGTCACTAGTTGAACCCATTGTCCCATCATTCACAATGCTGTCGTTGTTTATGTTTGCCTGCGTCATGTAACGTCCGGCTTCAATATCGGTTAAAGCCCCCTGTGGTGTGTCTGACATGAACTGCTTACCAGTAACAGTGTTAGTATTCTTAGACGTTCCATCTGTCATGGTGTGTTCGGTATTGTTTGTATTTCTCTGTTCTGTACCTGTCTTATTTTCTGTTCCATTAGCTTTTACATTGTGAACTCTCTTCAAATCCACATCGTACAACGGATTATATTCATATAATTCACTTTTATACAACTGATTGTAGTAGGGCATAATTTCGTTCAGTTTTGTGTATAGCTTTAACTGCCACAGTCCAACTGTTTCGAATGCAATTTCACGGGTGTAGAAGTGCGTTAATATTTTTGTTTCAAGTACATTCCTGTAATTCTCATCGAACATAGGGAAGTTAAAGTTAAACACTCCGGGAATAGCCTTCTGTATGATTTCCTGTATCTGGCCAAACCCCTTACTTTCCGTAAGTCCGGCATTCACTTCACAGATATATCTTACCTCGGTAGTAAATCTACTCATCCGCTTCACCTCCCTCTTCAACTTCACCGACGCCAGCTTCTTCCATAAGTGGAAGGTCTTCGCGATATTCAACTGATACATTCAGTCCGAACATTCGATTAATCTTTTCACAGGCCATCTTTCTCATATTAAGCCTTGTATATCTCTGTGCCGCTGTAGCACCAGTATTAATCGTTACCTCATCACTCACCAACCGCTCTTTCTTATCAGTACTTACGTTAGAGATTCCTAAGAAAGTCAGCGCTTCGTTCCATATTTGCGTTTTGAGCATCTGCAATTTGTCGGCAACGAACGGCGCGCCTGTGTTGATTGCTTGAATCCCTTTGATGTCTAAGTTTTTACTTCCAAATATGAACGGTTCGTTTCCATCATACTGGGCATACAAGTTCTTCATTACTAAACGCTGGTTCTCGTCACACAGAATTGCAATTGGTGTCTTCTGGCCTTTTACGTTAACATCAATCGTTCTGTCAACTTCATAAAGCTTTCTTGCAAAATATTCGATATCAGCAAGGCAGTTGGTTCTGGTCATATTGTTGAATATGATTACACTGTCTTTTGAATCAAGCCTTCTGTTGTAACCGTTGGTGGCATAAGCCCTTCTTTCATCTGGCACGCGATAAACATCTAGTCTTCCACCTATCATTGTCTGTAATGCGAAGAACTGTCCGTTATAATCGTCAGATAAGTCTTCATCTTTAAAGAAGATGGCCATACCATCTGCGAACAGTGCAAGCTCTAAGAATCGCGGGTCTACAGAATCAGGAAGACCTTTCCATTCAAACATACTGATAGCAAGGTTTGTAAGCATATCATACCAGTGTATATAAGCTCTGTCATTTAAATACTTACTCTCCCAAAAGTTACGTTGTTTTCTAGGATTTTTCAATTACTCACCTCCCTACACTTCGTTTGGCAAATCGTATCTACCCACATTAGCCGGGTTTTTCCAGAAAGTCACACCATCGCTGAACACCTGTTTAATACGCTTCATTGAATTAACAGGGATGCTTCCCGTGATACATGGGTTAACAAGTTTTGCGTAGTTCCACTGTGGCCTTGCACTAAGATTAGGAACTCCAACTTCATGAATCGGATAGCCATACATTGACCAGAATTGGTCTATAATCATGGCGAACTCCTTTGTGATGTGGCAAGGATACAGGTAGAAATCAAAAGCATTCGCGGCCCATAGAACGTTGGCATTGGTTACACCATTAGCTGTCGGAGGCTGGTTGTAATGCTGTTCTACCTCTGCCGCAATACTAGCAACAGCGGCTACACCTGTGACAATTCCCGGTAATCCACCAGCCATCACACCTACAGCGATTGAACCACCAATTTTACCAACTGCGCCAGCAACGAATGTTCCACTGTTCTGTGCCCACCATGCCTTAAATGTGTCTGTTGAGAATGAACAAACTGGAAGTCCATTTAATACCAGCATTTCATTGTAGTTCATTGGGACGTTTTTGTAAGCATTAGGTACAAGAAGAAACTCAGGGGAGTTGTTCAAACCGCCTATAACTGAGAACTCACAATCACCAGTCACAGGGTTTTTACTAAAAAATTCATATCTGTATGTGGCTTCGCTTCTTGCATTATTACTGGCATAAATGAAGTTATAAGGATAGGTAAAGAGCTTTTTGTTTTTTGGAACATACCCATCAATATTTGATAATGAAGGCGTAAAATGCAATGCATTCAACTTTGCGCTATTGTCGTTTGTGACGAATGCGCCTGGCATAACAAAGATTCCTATAATCCCTTCGCTTTTGTTATCTGCTGTTGCATCGTCGATAAAGTTACTTACTTCCAAAGGTGTGTCGAATATGTTATAAGTAAGACCCGAGTAAACGCCCATGTATTCTTTACCGCCTGTTGGATTTAACTGCTTATCAAATGTAGCGGCCACTACATATTTAGAATTTGCCGAGCCGAAGAACTCAGATTTCGTTGGAGCGTTATAAATATATTCTCCCAGCTCTAAATTCTCTGGAACAAGGTTATCACCAATTACATCTGTAACGGTGTGGTTTCTTTCAATAAAGCTCTGCTTGATTGTATACCCAAAATACCACGTCTGCATTTCGTCAATCTCGAATGTGATTTCTGCCGTTTCATTATTAAGATATTCTACATCAATGATAAAAGCGTAAAACCATTTTGCACCGAATGATGGGTTCTGCCACATGATATAGTTACAGTCAAAGAGTGTATCTGCTGTTGCTTCCACTCTAATTTTGTTTTCTTTTCTGATGTACGTATAGTTTGCAAACTGAACCTTCATCTGTGTAAGAAAGTAACTGGACTGTGCCCCTTCATTTGCAAAGTACAGAGTATCTTTATACGTATTATCTAAAGGAATGTTTCTAAGTATTTTAACAATACTTGTAGGAGCTATATACATTTAATCCTCCTTTTAATAAATGTTTCACGTGAAACATTAAGTTAGTCTCACGTGAAACTCTTTAAATTATTCCGACACAGTAATAGTGGCCGTTCCAGTTTTTGTACTATCAAATGTGCTGGTAGCTGTTACTGTAATAGTTCCTGTAGCACCCGTAAGCAATGTGACCTTACCTGACTGGTCAACTACAGCGTTCTCACTAGACACTGTCCATGCAACAGATTTTGGTGCAAAGTTAGTAGTTGTTACAGTAGCATTAAACTGCACGGACTGACCTACTGCCGCTGTAACAGCGCCCGGTGTAACAGTTACAGAACTAACACCTGGTGTTCCCGGAATAAACAGCGCATTATTAGCGAAAGGAGAAACAGAGAATGTCTTCCATACATGATACCAGTAGTTCCAGTACAGTCCCTCTCCATTGTAAAGTTCTGTAAAGTTGTAGAAGTTATCAAAAATCATGAACCAGTCTTTATCAACCAGTACACAAGGAATCTGGTCTAAAGCGGTAAGTTCTGCCTGACTCGGCTCTTTGTAAGTTGGGTCATTAGCAAACAGTTCACGAAGTCTCGGTAAATCCAGATTTCCGAAGCTGTCTACAAGAACCCGCTGTCCCATGAACTCCGCTTTATCCATATTAAATGCAGAAGCAAGAACCTCAACGTCCATAGCGGCGTCAAACTTAGCGTTAAGTAAAAGATACTGGTCACGCTTCATGGTATGTGTATAAACACCAGCAAGATTGTATTTGTTGCTCTGGAACTCATACTCATTAGAAACGCCCTTAATGGCTGTCGTGATTGCTTTCATATTAGCTGTCTCAACAGCAGGAATAGAAGTAGGATACATATGTCCATCCAGAATATGTCTTGCCAGCATGTATTTCATGGTAATAAACTCATCATAGTTTGCACCAGTATACATAGCGTCAACAATTTTGGCAATCAGGTCTGTAATGCCCTGCCATGAAAGGAACGCCTGACGTAAGCTGTCGTTCTGTACAGTAGCTTTATAGAACTTCTTGTAATTCAGAATATGGAATGCCGCTCTTACGTCGGGAATCTCCCGTTTAAAAACTTCGGATTCTGCAACTGTAGGGTCAAACTGGAATGGTTTGGCCATGTTAACAAAAATCTCTTCAATTGTTTCACCGAACTCAAGCATTCCTTTTTTAAACATTCTCCACGGGTTGTCATACATCTTAGATGTAATAAGAACACGTCCGATACGGTTAACCAGTGCAGATAAGAACTCGTTCTGTAACGCCGGGTAATCCATAATAATTGCGCCAATCTCTCTGATGGAGTCAGCGTTCGGTGTAGCTTTCGGTACATAGTCCCGGTAGTTCTGAGTTGCATTTTCCCTGATAACGTTCAGAACATCTACGCTGGTATTCGTCAGGGTTTTAATTTTTGGAATAGTAGCCATATTAGCCCTCTCTTTCTTCAAACAATTCTTCAAAGGTACGCGGTTCTCCGTCGTCCTTCACGTTTTCTTCCTGCTCTTCCTTAATCTCTTCACCAGAAGTGAAGAAGCGTTCACGGTATTTCTGCCGCCACTGGGAGTCATTTTCTTCATACTTTGTCTTCCAGTCTTCGGTATCGCTTGAACGCCTGATTAATTCATCATAAGTATCGCTGGCGTCCTCGATGAAGCTTACTGCGTCGTCTGACATATCTTCACCAATTCTTTCCTTGATTCTTGCCATAAATTCATCTTTGTTTAAATACGGCATCAAATAATCTCCTTTCTCTTCAAATAAAACCATATTGGTAATTTCCTTGACCACTCTCCACCATTCGAAGGGGGGTTAGGCGGTGGCACATAATCGTTGTTCCACCAGTCATACCAGTACCTGGCCATTTCCTGTCTGTCTGGTTGGTCAATCGTGCCTGGTCTTTCGAAGTTCTTTAAAAAACAATCTGCTAGATATTCGGGTGTCTGTGTACTTACTTTGAACTCCGTGAATGTTTCTGGATACTGTGCTGTTGGTATCCACTGGCCGAATGGAATTGTTTCTGTATCAATCCATTCAAGTTGGCCATAACCGTCGTCATGCGCATAACCGTGGATGTCGGCCCAATTTGTCCAGTTGGTAGCCGGTGTCCATTGGACTAAACCATACCCACCTGTGCCTACAGTCAAATTCTGCCATATTCCCGGGTTTACCGTGGATTCCTTCTGAATGTTCCCCATCATGCCGGAGATAGCTTCTTTCGTCCACCCTTTATTTAAAAGGTATGGATAGATAATCGATGCATTATTCTGCATCTCTCCTATTGTAAGGTATTTATTCCCTTTAATCCACTCATTATCAGCCCCGTTTTCCCAACGGTATAATTCAAACCAACCGTTCCCTGTTGAATCGTTTGCATTGATAGAAACTTGTTCATCCAGAGGAACTTTGCTGGTATGTGCGCCCATGCTTCTTGTTCGGTCAAATGCCATTTCGGTGTGGCCTGTTTTGATTAATATGTCTGCTGGTTTCCACTCTACAGTGGCAGGATATTTTGTGAAGCCCATTTTCTTAAGAACACTTCCCATAGTTCCGGTAGTGAACGGCCATGTACCCCATTCACCCACCATGTCAAAACCCCCGGCGATTAATGCATACCAGACAAACGATGAGCAATCATAATACGTGATTCCGTTTACTGTGACCTGATTACGGAACTGCTGGGAATATCCCACGTTTGGCTTCGCACAGGTTTCAACAGCCCAATTGTACGCTATCTGTATGTTTGCTGGCATTTCATTTACCTCCGTATTTCGTTAGAATAGGAAGAAGTTCATTTACACATTTCTGCACCTGAGCATAGTTGTATCCAGCTTTTTCCAGCTTCACTTTCCGGCCTTCTCCGTTCCCGAACTGTCCAGCTATAACAAGTAATGCTACGCTGACTGTCTCGGGCATATTAATTGCTGTGCATGTCATAACTATGTCTCCTTTACATCAAGTGCTGACAAAATCTTTGTCATTACGATAGTGTTATTATTTATGGCATCCTTTAAAGCTGAAATCTGTTCGTTGTATAACTGCGAGTCTGCGTCTCTCTGAGCCATAAATTTATCGAACATATACTTCACAAAGTAAGCCATTAATAAACACAATACCACTGCGACTCCTAACGATTGTACCGCATTAATAATTGTATCTGGCAATGTACTAAACCCTCCCTTCTGTACTAATTATAACACTTTGCTTGACAAAAGTCAAGTATTATGTTATACTTATTATAGAACAGATGGAAAGGAGGAATTGTCTGAATTGTCTGAATTTTATGATGGAAACCGACTATTGTCGATGCGAGACTTAAACGGGAAGAAGCCCGAAATATATATTTGCACGTCCAACCGAAGTGCTGGTAAGACAACTTTTTTTAATAACTATGTTGTGAACCGTTTCAAGAAGTATGGTGAAAAATTCATGCTTGTTTATCGGTATAACTATGAGCTTGACGATGTGGCCGACAAATTCTTTAAAGACCTTGAAACAATCTTCTATCCCGGTCAGATTATGGAGTCAAAAAGAAGAGCATCTGGTATCTTCCACGAACTCTTTCTTGATGAAACATCATGCGGTTATGCTGTTTCACTTAACAGTGCTGACCAGCTTAAAAAATATTCCCATCTGTTCAGTGATACACAGCACATGATTTTGGATGAATTTCAGAGTGAATCCAACCGATACTGTTCCGATGAAATACGTAAGTTCATTTCTCTGCATACCAGTGTAGCGAGGGGAGACGGTGAAATGGCTAGATACCTTCCTGTCTATATGATAGGAAACCCGGTTACTATCATTAACCCATATTACATAGAACTGGGTATTTCGAATAGACTGAGGGAGGACACTAAGTTTTTACGAGGTGAAGGGTTTGTTCTGGAACAAGGATTTAACAAAACTGCATCAGAAGCACAGAAAGAAAGTGCATTTAACAGGGCGTTTGCTAAAAACGATTATGTCGCCTATTCTTCAATGTCTGTTTATCTTAATGACAACAAGGCTTTTATTGAACGGCCTGTTGGCAGTGGCAGATACTTATGCACGATACGATACAACGGGGTTAATTATGGAATCCGTGAATATCTTGAGCAAGGTTTTATCTATATGGATGATAAGCCTGATAATACTTTCCGATTGAAGATAACGGTCACTACAGACGACCATGAGATAAACTATGTAATGCTTAAGAGGAACGATATGTTCTTGCAGACATTAAGAGATTATTTTGAGAAGGGGTGCTTTCGATTTAAAGACCTTCGGTGTAAAGAAGCAATTTTAAAAGCTTTATCCTATTAATGTTTCACGTGAAACATCATGTTAGGTATCTCCACATGTCAATTTCAGTGAGGGAGTAGGGACTGTACGGGTGAAAGAAACCGCCCTACCAACTTTTCGTTTTTACAGGGCGCGCTGAGATATCATGTGTAAAGATATAAATAGAGCTACAGTTCTAAAACTGTAGCTCTTAAATTTATTTCAATTTTTTTCTTTTAATAAACCCTCTTAAATCTTTTCCAATCTTGTACCAGCAGTAAGCCCAAACCGGCGGCTGAATCACTTCCATTTTTTCCACATCAGAAACCCCGTTTTCATCCACACACGGTAATAAATCGTTTTCCTGCCAGCAGAAGAAAATTCCAGTTATTGAAACATCTATGCTCTCCGGCCCAAATCCGCGAAGAGTCTTAATCGTTGTCCTTTTAACTGTTTTAAAACGCACATCGAACTCTCGGACCTCGCCATCTTTTAATACCAATCTGGTCCTGTCTCCGATGTTAATTGGGGTTCCATTTTTATCAAATAATCCTGTTTCCATATTGCTCTCACTCCTTTTCTAAATCTTCATTATCAGCTCCCCATATTAAAATGTTTAAGAATATATCTTCCATTTAAAAATCCCTCCCATAAACTGTTTTGTATAAGTCCATACTTGACAATGCTATATATTTTCTAGCTCTGTCATTCTCAATTTTTAAATCATTTACTTGTTTAGTTAAGCTTAATATATGGTTATTCATACTTTCTTCTACATAATAAGCTTTAGACAATTTATCTAAGTCATTCTCTAATAATTTTATCTGTCTTCTCAATGCCTTTATTGTCATTTCATCTTGTATGTGGTGTCCACGAGTAATACACCGCCCTTCATTCTCTTTGGCCTTAATTTTCCCGGTACCTCTAAGCCAATTGTAAAATCTTTTAATTCCCTTCTGCATTTAACAAATTCCTCCTCTTCCTCACTAAGTTTTACATTCTCTGGTATCTCATTACTCATTGACCATTCGAATAGGTTCTTACACTTTTGTGGCATTCCAGCACACTTGATATCATAATAAGGCGTTTCTACTGGTTTCAGATTCTCATGCGTGATATGTTCTACATAAGTCTTCTGCCTGACGAACATTGCTTCATCCCACTGTGATTCAGGTTTCCAGCAACATAACTTTGATGAATCAAGCTTAACCCCTTTAACATCCAATGGATTCATATTACAGTGAATCGAATCTGTATCTGAATAAATAAAGTAGTCATAGTTTGCTTGTGCCGCTCTGATAGTAAAATTCCTGGCATAGCTTGTAATTGCACTTCCGCATGGGATATACCCTGGGGATTTGTCGTGTTCTGATACTGTGTAGAATCCAAGTGAACCATCCTCCTTTACATATGCTACCTTAAAACTGCTGTCTGTACTACTTGCAAGCTTACCGTATAGATTATTAAGGAATAGCTTTGCAGATTCTCTCTTAGCCCCTTTTGATGACATCTTTATAGCCGCATACTTATCAATATATGGGTCAAACAATCCAATCTCTGAGAAGAACCAACATCCATCTATTACTTCAAAATCAACCAATTCATAATGCTCTTTCAACAGTTCATAGTCTGTCATGGTTAAAACCATTTCAACCCTTGTATCTTTTACCTCTTCCCCTCTAGTGTAATAAGGAGAATGCTCACCTGTCTCAGGGTTAATCACATCTGATGATTCAAGCATTTCAGTTCCTTTGTACAGAAGTGAATGCTTAATTTGAACAAACGGCAATTTTCCTTTCTTTAAATAAAACCTTGTCTTTATCCTTACAAAGTAATATCGATTCCATGCTATAGCTTCTTCTGGAATATATCCTTTCCAAAAATGCGGTTTTCCAACTGGATATCTATTTCCCGACATACTATGCATCATACTAGGATAAAGAGAGCTTACGTCCAATGTGCAACCGTTTTTATATATCTTATTTTCTTTCCCTTTTAGTAGATAACACCATCCTCCTCGGTATGAACGCCTAATATAATCTCCTACTGTTTTGCCTTCATAAGGTATTTCGTAAAGGTTGGGAAATATATTGTTGTAGTCTTCTTTGTCAAACGTTTTCTTGAACTCAGCCAGGCAACATGAACCAATAGTAAGCTTGTTGTGACCTTCTTCAAACATAATCTCTAATGCTTCTTTTACTACTAAAACATCGTTTGCTATGTACTTCTTTTCTTCATCTGTTATTTCGCATCCAGCATATCGAAACCCTTCATATTCCATTTCTAGTTTCTTATGCTTCGTTCCAAAACTTTCACCTATTCGCTTAACTGAAAATGGTAACAATTTCAATGAATCTCTTATCTCGATAAACACATTGTTTATCTTGATTATGATTGTGTACCATTGCCCCATATCAGATATTGCATACTTGAAAGTATTGTTATCCATGTCTTTTTCATTCTTCCATTTCACTACAGGGAAATCGCCATCTTTTAATACTTCGTAAGCTTGCTTAAGTCCTAAATCAACAGTTAGATATGATAACCAGAAATTACCGTCGAACTTTAGGTTATGAAAATAAGCAATGACGTTATGCTTCAAGGAAATGAAATATTGTAACTGTTCTCCTATAGAATGAAAGATGTGAACGTCTTCTGTATTTAATTCTACTGATGCAGAAGCCCACACTTCTGTGTAGGTCTGACCTTTGTATACTGTAGTTTCAAAGTCACTTGCGAAGTATCGATACTTCTTTATTTTCATTTAATCTGGAAATTCCCAATCTTCCTCAAATTCTAGGGTATCCATTAAATCTTGTTTAAACCCTGATGTCGTGTCAAGATAATCCATAAAATCTGCAATAGCTCCCATTAGTGCTTCTGTGTTATATGCCACCTTATAATCGATTATTACTCCATTTGCCGCCGCTGTTTCTAACATGTTTGCTACATCTTCTTTATCCTGCTGTGCAAGTAAACCGTCAAGCCATCTATTTAATATAGGGCCTGCTGATTCGGGGAATCTTCCTATTACATCAGAACGGAAGTTGTTGATTATAATATCGGCTCCTGATGGAAACGTTGTGTATTGCGGTGGTTCAGTATAAACCTGTGGTGATACATATTCTTGCTTAAATGCCCTTCTTCTCGCCGCTTCTTTTGCTCTTTGACTTCTTGCTTTGTCTCTTGCTACAATACCCGGCGTTATCTCACCTGTTTCAACGTCAAGTCTTACTGACTTCTTGTATATTGATTCTGTGGTTATCTTCTTCAACCTGTTGATAGAAGCTTGAGTTACCTTCTTAGGAGTTGAAGGAAGTAAGTCATCAGGCAAAACATATCCTTGCTTCTCTAAGCGTCTCATTGCGCTTTGAATACGGTTACGTTCCTTTTTGTACTGCTGTTGAACTGAGGTTAATTTACGCTTCTTCATAAATTACTTCCCTCCCAACTAAAATCTTTATTTTTCCTATAGGAACTACCCTAATAGCTCTTTTTAATGCAGGTCGTTTTGATAATTCAAACTCAACCAATCTATTGAAACATTCTGGATTTATTTCTGCATATAGCCCTGAACCTTTTATAAATAAATTAAAAAAATCTTTGTATAAATTACATACTAATAGCATATCATTATAAGTATTTATATCTAATGTTACTGACCCTTTAACCATAATTTTAACCCCTTTAGCTAAAATTCTTCCCTAGCCTTTTATTGACTAGGGAAGGTATTACTATGCATCAATTATAAGTACCGTTTAAATTTACTGTGCTAAATCACAGTTTACGTATGGACGTTTTGTATTTTTTGTAACACCCGAAAGTTTCTTGATAGTGAATCCTTCTCCCTCAAAAATTTCTGATATGTCAATAAAATTGTCAACAAATGTCTTAGACTGCGTACTCCATACTACCTGTTCACCGTTACTGACACCAATAATAGAGGTCATATGAGAAGTTTTACCATTCTGGTCTTCATCTTCATAATGTAAATAACCTTTTACCTCTAATAAGGACCCGTCTTCAACATTTTTAACTGAAATAATAGATGGGGATTTAGTCATAAGATACTTCTCTGTTGGTGTAAATTCTCTGCTTTCAAATATGATTTTCATGGTATTATCTCCTTTTTAGTTTGATATGATTTTAGTTTGTTTGGCTTATGCTTCTTTTTTCTCTCTTGCTGGAAGTACTAAAGAATTTGCAAGAAATGCCGATTCAGTGATACCTCTAAGCTCTTCAATCTCTGTCTTTGCTGTTACTGCAACTGCCTTATCTTTGTCTGTGTCATGAAGTTCTTTTACAGCTTTAAGTAATGCTTCATCTGTTTTGTAAAGACCCGGCATTTCATAAGTCTCTGTGCTAGGTTCGGCTGTCTCAACGTTTAAGCTCAAAACCGTGGCCTGTGTGATTACGAATGTCCTTGTGATTAATTTTTCCTTCTTCATGTTTGTTTCTCCTTTTCTTTTTATAAGATATTTTTTCTTAGGGCTTGCACTGTAGAGTTTTATTTGCCCCATTCCCGGAGAGGGGAGTCGAACCCCTCACTAGTATTATCTGGCCTTACCAATTGAATATCCGGGAGTAATTATTTTCTAATAAAGCGTCAATAATCCTGTCATAATATTTTGCACTGATAAGATTATTGTTCCATAAGCAATCAACATATCCCTTCATTGCTGTTTCTTTAATAGTCATATCACCTGTTACAGCGTCTAAATATTTAGCATAAGCTATGATTTGCTCTTTAGCGTTAAACATTTCTATTCCTCCTGCTGAACTTAATCCATTCTATTTTAATGAACTCTCTTTCTATCATCATTGATAGTGATGCGTCTGAATATAGGGAAGGTGAGTCTGTGAATACCTCCATCACCATATCTGTTCCTACTAATGAAAAGATATAATATGTTCCCTGTAACATATAGTAGCTTTCGCATATGGTTGAACCGGATGCTTTAAACTGAGCATACATTTCTTTTAACACTTCCTCACCTCCTTTGTTTGTCATTTCCTTACTACTCTTATAGTATAACATCTAATTGTGAACAAAGTATGAACAAATTGTAAATATTTTCTAGTTTTGGATAATTTTTTCAATTCTAGATATTACGCCATCAAGTAAAACAGTGATGTCCCATAACTCAGCTACTTCTTCAAATGTTAAAGTGTCTACACGCTTAGTTGCCAGAAATGATGTAAACTGAGATGCATCTTTAAGCTCTTCAAGGTGTTCTGATAATATAAATTGTTGTGATTTGTTCATTATTTGGATTCCTCCTTAATTTTGCCAATTGATATTTTCTGAGCTATTGTGAGGTTATTCCTTATCTCTCGAATTAATGCTTCATCTGTTTTTACTTTAATGTAAGTCCATTCTCCTTTAAACTTTAACCCTAATTTGTACATTATGCTTCACCTCCTTCCAATATTTCATTTGTTTTCTTTAGGCATTCTACATACTCTTCATGCGTCAAAAGTTGTAAATCAGACATGCAACTAAACTTTGCGTTATACATCATTCTAATATTTGCTTTGTTTGTTGTGGAATCTGATTGGTGAAGTTCTAATACTTTGTAGTACATGTTTACTAATGTTTCTGTTTTCTTTGTCATTTTATTCTTCCTCCTTAATGAGCATAAATTTAATGCACCCTTTCATATAAATTGATAATTCTCCGTCTTTATAATTAATGTAATAATTATCATCTATAATTTCTAATTTATCTACATCTTGTATCAAATGTTCACTTCCATCTATTAGTCTAGTTTCTATTGTCATTTTATTTTCCTCCTGTTTGTTTGCTCTTCTTTAACTATCTTTATTATAACATATATGTATTTAGTTGTCAACATATATTTTTAATTTATTATAATTTTTATTTAGTTAGTTTAGGCTAACTGCGCGCATACCCTGCCCCCCACACATACCACGAACGAGCGAAGCGAGCGAGCGAGACTGAGCGACAGCGAAGGAGCGCTAACCAGCGGAGCGGAGTCTGAGCGAACGAAGTGAGCGAAGCGAGTGCGACTGAGCGATAGCGAAGGTGCG